AACTACGTGGTAGTGACCGTGTACGCCTAATTCTTCTGCAGATATAGCGTTTGTATTTAATGTAGCGATGGCTGAATCACCAAAGCCGCCTATTTCGTTAATCATATATTTCTCCTTATTGAATTCTTAATATTGCGCTTGTTGATGTTGCTGATGGAAATTGAATAGTAAAGCTAGTAGTGGATGTTTTATCAGATCCAAAATTTAATACACAAACTGCTGCTCCAGTAGTGCTATTATAAATTAATGCTCCCCTACAAGTAAAGTTTGCAGGAACCCATACTACATCAACAAACGATACATAAGCAGTGTTAGTTTGATTATCAAAACTTAAGCTAACTGGCGTTAAGTTTTTTCCTGTTGCTGTATAGCCACCGCCTACTATTTCATCTACTGATGTATATGTTGTTGTTTCACTATTTAAATCTGCTAAAGCATTATATAACGCTATTTTATAAGTATAAGGAGACCCTACATTAAAGTTTTCTAATCCTTTTAACATGTTTTCTTTAAATACTGTACAAGCTGTTTGGGTTATCATGTTTTAACTCTTAATTTAGTTTGACCATCACGATAAGCATCGCCACGTTCAAGACCATCACCAAGACGTTTAAGTTGTTGCACAGCTTCTGTATATTTATCTTCAACATTTTTAATCATATCTTGTTCTTGTTTTTGGAATAACATAGCTTCTCTTAATGAACCATATAATAATACTGGATCATAATTATCGCCTAACCAACTAGTTCCAGTTGAATTAGTTATAGCATTTACTGTAATACTAAAACCCGTACCAGAACCGCCTAATGATGAAGATGCTGCACTTAACACATCACCTGCAACATAAAATTGACCACCATTATTTAGTGTAACTACGCTTACATTACCAGATGAATTTACTGTAATTGTAGCTGTAGCATCGCTTCCAGACCCGCCAGTCAATGATACTTCTGAATAAGTACCTGGTACATAGCTAGATCCAACATTTGTAAGGTTGCCTAATGAACCAATTTCACCTTGTACAATAGTAGGTGGATAATAAAAATAATGTAATTCAGCTGTATAACTTGCATCTGGTGTAGGGCCTAATATCAATGATAAATCATTAATAGATAAGTATTGAGATCCAAATAACGCATAATGCGTAGGCTCACCTTGATAAGATGCAGTAGGAAACGCTGCTCTAATATAATTCACATCTTTATTTAATAAAAAGCTATAGTTGCCAGATGCATCAATTAAAGCTAATGAATAATTAGCTAACCAATCATTAGGTAATGATAGATACTGATTGCCAGCAGTCAATGTACCAGTTACATTTTTACGTAATGCTGGTATTTGAACTGAATTATATATTCTATCCTCTGCTTCTTGAACAAAACGAGGAATATTAGATATAAATAATGGTTCTGTACTTTCAGTATAATCTTGTATAGCTTGATATAGTTGAACGTAATTCATTACGCCTTCGTACCTCTAAACTTAATGCCTTTAGTTGCAGCACCATAACCACGTATAGTAATTTCACCATTTTTATTTTCTGGTGCATAATTGCCTTTGCTAATACCAGCTACAGACATATTAACTTGATTTACACCATTGCCAGGTAATGTAACAGCCGATTGTTCAGTGCCGTTTGGGTTGACCATAGGTTGTTTATAAACACCAATGTCATCACCACCACCAGCAGGATATGCAAAGCCAGTATAAGCACTTGCATCTTTATTCTCTGTTGCATGTCCTAAAGGATAAGATGTTGCTGGAGTTACTTTAACTTTATTATCTTTCATATTATCTACCTCTGCCTGCGTGACGTTTTTGATTTGCAACTTTAGCCATGCCACGACCCATTTTTTTCATATCTGTATTCAATTTTCCACCGCCTGAACGGTTGTCTGGACCAGTTTGAATGCCAGCAATTGGGCCTGAATCGCCTAAGTTACGACCTTTTGTTTTGCCTTGTTTAGTAATACCATCAGCTGCTTTTCTAAATGTCATTTTATTTCTCCTAATTAAGTTGTGACTATAGTTACATCGCCTATTATAACATTAGATGTAAGTGGATTAGGTGTTAATGGAATATCAAATAACCTTGACCCACCCACTGGATTCCAGCCCCATTCAATCTGTCTACTACCATCCGTAGGATAGCCAGCATCTTGAATATTGTTAGAATTATTTAAACCAGTTTGCAAACCTGTATTGCCACCCACTGCATAAGATAAATCTGGTCTTGGCTCACGCACTGCTTGCGGATCATTCACAGGATACATACCAAGATGTAATTGTGGCTGATCTGGCTCCCAACATTCTGGGCAAACTTTAATGCTAATCTGCTTAGTCTTAATGATAAGCTTTCTTAGCTCTTTTAACATATACCTTTGACCACAACGGTCACACTCTGCAATCGAGTTCTTGGCACTAGCGTATTTGGTTGGCATAAGTTACCTTGTGTAAGACATATTTCTAGGCACAAATCTAATAGATGCCTTTTCTCTGTCCTCTTGAGATGCTAGATCCCATTGTTTTTCATATTCAGATTGTAAAAACGCTACTCTTTGTGGATCTACACCTGATGATTTAACAGATAAGTAATAAGCTAATCCAGCTACCATACATGGCAAGAACCTAAATGGAATATCATTAACTGTTACACCTGTACCAGCATCTTGCACTCTTCTTAATCTCCAATACACAAACGTATACTGATCTCCAGGAGGATTAGGTGAAGGCCATACATTAATACTTGGTAAGTTTTGCACTGTAACATAATTATGTGTAGGTGAAGTAGCTATATGCGCTGCAGCAACTGTATTAGCCTGACCTCTATAACAATTTAATAATTGATTGTTGGTATTATCTACATTTGGATAATAAATAATTTCATTATCAATTTGAATATAGCCAGCAGCTGCTAAATTATTAACATCACTTAATGTAATCGTTGTATCTGATGAACTGATAGAATCAGCTAAATAAACTGTTGTAGGATTGCTTTGTCCTGATTGACGATTAATCCATACTTGAATTGGTCTGCCTGTAGCATTCTTATTAGGAATAGTTGAATAAGTATCATTAGATATTCGGTTAATATTAATATCTGACTGGTTTGAATTGTCACCTATTCTAGTCACCATGCTTAATATATCAATTGTATCTACTGGTAAAGCATAAGTAATTTGGTTAGATACCATAGGAATCTGACCTTCTTCAATTGTCCAAAGGTTTATTCCACGATTAGCCCATTCAATAGTTAATAAATTTAAACTGCGTCTAGCAGTCTTAAAATCATAACCAGTTCTTAATTCTAACCCGCAACGTTCGAATGACTCTTCAATGAGGTCATTCATGTTCAGGTCAAATACAGAAGTGCCTGTAGTTTGAGCCATTATTTATTTCCTTTAGGGAATCCTGCTTTCATATTTGCATATGCTTTTGGTGAAATAGTAGATTTTGACTTATCTCTAGAAATGCCTTTTTTCTTTCTAGCATTAATATTTGCATATAACCCTACTGGGCCACCTTTAGCGTATTGAGTAAAGTCCGTATTATCTCTACGAGGTTTAACCTTACCTTTAGGCATTTTAGATGGGGCAATGTCACCCATACCACGAGAAGCTCTCATGCTCTTGTATATCCTTTTTTAGCAATACCATCAGCTCTTTTAGACGCAGAAGTTCTTCCGCCTTTTTTTAATCCTAAAGATTTACCACCCATGCCTTCAGTAGAGCCTTTAATTATAGCTTTTTGCATTTCATCTTTATTTTTATCAGCTTCTTCTTTAGTAGGTAATGGAGCCATATCATTTTCGTATGGAAGTCTGCCTTTACCCTTATGCATATTATCCCAAGCTTTATCAAAGTCAGATTGTTGTGGTTGTTTATCTTTATCAGCCATATTATGCTCCTAGCACATTTTGCCTTTGGTTTTGCCACGAACAGCAATTCCATCAGCTGATTTAGTATAGCCACCAGAGGCCATTTTAACGATCTCTGCGCCACGTTTAGCTTGTTTTTGAACTGGATGTACACCTCTAACAGCAGTGCGTCCACCATCTGCATAACCACATTTTTTAGACATGCCACCTTTTTTAAGGGCTAACTTAGTACCTGTGCCACCTTTATGTTCTTGCATATCATGTTGTTTAAAAGCTTTTTTGATCATAGCTTTGTCTTGTGCTACATCCATTTTTGTATCTTCTTTATAATCTGATTTCATAGTTTCTCCGCCTTTTTTCATGCCAGGCATAGTTGGTGCACCTGCCATAGCTGCCATAGGATTAACTGCTGGCATTACGGGTGCTACTGGTCTAGTTGGATTAACGTCTAATGCTGGTCTACGCATAGCACGTGCAGCCATGATAGCCATTGCTGGATTTACTGATTTCTTTTTCATATTTACTCCACCTTGTTTAAATGATTTACCTTTATCAGCTTCCGCAAAATCCTTACCTACCGATTGTGGAATGCCTACTTTTTTAGCAAAAGCTTTATTATGAGCCACTGCCTCCATTAGATTGTGTTGCTTTTTACTTTTACTTGGCATACTAGTCTTTTTTAGTTCTATCTATAAAGTTTGGAAATTCTTCGTTAACTTCTTCTACTTCTTGTGGGGTTTCTACAATAGATTCAACTATAACTTCTGTAGTTTTATCTTTAACTTCTTTTTTTACCTTCTTAGCTTTAAATACTCTTTCAATAAAAGCTTTCATTATTTACCTCTTTTCAACCAGCTTTGAACTGTTTTAGTTTCATAAATACGAATTGATGTCCAGACAATAGTCCATAAAGCTGCTGCAGCTGGCAACCAATTCATAAGAGTTCCCATAACAGTAGCAGCAGAAGCGCCATCAATAATATGTTTTGTATGTTCATTAATGTCATTAAAGTGTTTCATCATTTGCAATTCCACCTTTTTAAAGAAGCAGCCTTACGAGTAGGTCTACCTTTTTCATCTTTCATCGGACCAGGCATACCTGACATCCTAGCACAAAATGACTTTTTACGAGCGCCACCTTGTGGTTGAGGAGCCTTTAGGTTTGACCCAGTAGCTGCGTTATACTTTGCACGACCTTTAGCCGTGAG